AATTAATCGTTAAGTTTTTCGTGTAAATATTTGCAGATGTAGTACGAATCTACTATATCACAAACCGGATTTGATATTTTTATTTTATCAGGAGACACTAATTCCATAAGAGGAATACTGGTGTCTTCCATGAACTGTTCGTACATTTTTGATTTATCTGAATTTCCTTTACCTGTTGCTGATTTCTTTATTGTTGTGGGAGGAACTACTTCCACTGGTATTCTGCTTTGCCAGAGTTTATACTTTAATATTCCAGTATTTTCTGCAATATTGAAAACTCTTCCTTGTGCAGTATACGCGTATCCTTCCAAACACACTTGATCTATTCCTGCCACTATTCCCATTACCCAATCTGAAATTGAATCGTATCGTTCAGATTCTTCGTTGTATTCTTTAAAGGTTTCACCGTGAATGTTATTAAGAAATGTTTTAGAATACTTCTTAGTATCAGAAAGAAAATAAAAATTACAGTGTTTAAAATCAAATGGTATAGTACTGTCGGTAACACATATTGCCGGACCGTTAAGACTGTAATCTATTCCAGCGATTATCATCGTACTATTTAGTTTTAGACAAGATCCAACTCAGATAATAATCTACTCGCACAAATGAATTTTCTATAAATTGTATCTTTCCTTCCACCAAAGTGGCCGAAAAATTACTTACTATTCCTATTAAATGTTTTTTTCCATCAATTTGAGCGTATACTGCACCTCCTGAATCTCCAAACCAAACTGTACCATTAATAGGAAGAACTTTAAATTGATTTTCTTCTCGTTGGAGAACTCCGTAAAAGAAAAACTTACGCCACTGACTTTGTTTTTTAATCTTTGCACCCCATCCTGAAATATCAATTTGTTGATATTTTGAAATTTTAGATATAGATTGACACAATGAATAAGTTTCTATATCTAGAATTGGTTCATTTAACACAATTATTCCGATATCATTTAAAACCAATTCACCTATTCCGTATACAGGATGAAGTATTGTTTCACTGATGCAAAAAGTTCTACCGTCTAATAATCTAACATAATCTAAATTACCACCATCTATACAATGTCCTGCAGTAAGAATATAATACGGACTAATTAAAACTCCGCTACCCACAAATGAGTCTGTGGAGTGTAGTGCAACAACACCGGGATACGAATCTGTTTCGGTGGTGCATATATCGAATCCTTGAAATATTCCTAGTTTAGGAACAGTTTCTTTTGATTCAACCTGGACGATTGGTTTGGAGATGCTGCAACCAATCAACAGCAATGATAAAACAAACCAGTTAAGGACTTTGAACATAAAGAGCCCTCCTAGTTTATTTATAAGCCTATTGATTTATAATAGTATTTTATTAATTAGTTAAATCAACAAAATCACACTTGTCACCCGAACAGGCAAGAGTTTGATTACCCACTGTTTGATCTTCTTGTTCAAAAGAAACCAGTTCTCCAGTCCAATTGATTTGTTTAGGTAATATGTTGCTTAAACTTTCCCATTCGTCTTTGGTGCATTCTTGATACGGTGCCTGACGGTACGAATGATCGGAATGAGGTAAAAACGATATTCCGCTGATTTCATCAAAGTGTTCGTATACCCATGCACCGACGTCCATCCATTCAGATTCTTTTACTGTTACAGTTATACTGGGTTTATGTTCACACCAATGTCTTTGATAAGTTAACCATATCTCGAGATGGTCAATTGCAGTCAGATCGTTCCTGGTAAAAGAATTAGGACAATTTATTGGAAAAGAAAATACCATGGTAGAATCTGGTTTCATTACGCACGGTTCTGCGGGAAATCCTTTATCTAACATCATTTGACACAACGGGTCTTTTCTGTCTGCACGAACTGTACGAATATAGTATTTACTGTGTCTTGGATGAATTCCACTGGCAGAATCTGTTAATTGTGAAACTGTACCACTAGGTTTTATGCACGTAATTGCAGCAGCAGGATTGATTCCGATACGTTTTGCCCAATCTTTATTAGTTGTGATTGCACTAGAACGAAGATCGTCCAACAAAGTTTCTAGTGTTTTGCCGGGATTTCTCATCATCTTGTTGTCTAAAATACCAGTAAGAGAAACTCCTAATAGTGCCTCTTCCTGACAGTTTTTCTTCCATTCTGAAGACAAATACGGAAAATGAGTCAATGACGCCTGCCAGGTTCCTAGTATAGTGGCAAGTTGGACTTTTCGTTTAAGAGTTTCTGGAGTATCGTCTTCTCTTACAATTATTTCTGTCAGATTGCAAAATTCACGATCTCTCAGAATAATTTCTGAACACGGATTAGTACCCCATTCGTAATTAGGATCTCGTCTGTCTCCTAATTTTGCAACAGTTTTCTTACAGGCATCACGATTAAAAATTCCTCGTTCTCCACTCTTTGATTTATAAAGAGATAACCACTCTTCCATAAACACACCAATATCAGGTTTTTCTTTATACGCAACAGAATTGTTAGACAATGCCCGTTGAGGATTTGCTTCCCACCACTGTCCTACTTTGGCGTCTCTCATTTTCTCGTCTGTTAAATTAGACAGAGAAATTAATGCAGATCGACGAACTCCTCCTACGACTACAACTTCAGCAATTTTACATACGATATCATGGCACTCGATGCTCGTAAGTTTTCTGCCAGCAGCCCTCTTGAATGTATCAACGGTAAATCGGAACAAATCATTGAGCGGTTGCGGTCCAGATGCTCGACCGCCGAAGGTTTTAAGTCTTGCTCCTGCAGCTCGTATCTTCTTAAGGTTCCACCTCGGAATTTGACCAGCAATAAGTAACGAGACGAGTTCTTTGTAAGATCTGGCCCATCCTGCTTTGCTGTCTTCCACGCAGATTTCAGTCTCCGATGGAGAAAAGTTTTCAGCAATTGTAGGAAGTTTTTCAACATATTGGCGTTCTACACTAAATCCTACTCCAGTACCACACATCAATATGTATAAAATTTCATCAAAGGCTCTAACTCTGTTAACTGCAACATAACTACAATTGTATCCTGCAGTGTTGTCTCTGTCAAGTGCCTCACCAGAAGTCATTAACGATCTCATACTGGGCATGATTTCCAGATTTAAAACACTGGTTTCTAGTTCAGTTCGTAATTGTTTAGAAAGATTATATTTTTGACTTTCTGCCAAATGATTTTCGAAAAAATCAAAATACCGTTTAACGGTTTCCGTCCAAGTTTCTCGTCTGTGTTCTTTTTCTAACCATCGGGAGTATCTGGAAAGATGAATGAACTGCTGATAAAGTGACGGTAGTTCTATTTGATTTTTCATAAGGTATTTCTTTATTTATGCAGATTGAATCAAACATGACCAAGACTCTGGAAAAAGCTTTCGAATTATGCTAGAAACGGCTTCTGCGTACTGTTGTATTTCCCATTGTGCATGAGGATCCGAGCGTTGCTTATAAAATCTGGCAAAGGCAGCAAGAGAACCCGTCCACCACCATTCAGTAAAAACTCCCTGGGGTAAAACAAATCTGGCCTGTTCTGGTGCAACACCCGATTCGATCAATAACTCATAATGCTTAATACAACTTTCCAAGGCATCGACGTATCGTTGAGTTCTAAGATGAATCTCCTCTGCACTTTCAATGAAACCACTTGATCCTTGTTTTGCTCCTTCTGTTGGAGCCTTTCTCCAGAGTGGAATATAAAATTCTGGAGGATCAGTAACATATCGACGAGAAACTTCATTTTCAACAAATCCTTGTTTGTGTTTAAAGAATTGAGTGCGTATTGAAATAGGAGCCTTGATTCGTAGAGTAATTTGAGGATGTGCAAACGGAGTCCAATGATTGTGTTTGGCAAGATATTTAATTAGTTTTTGGTCTCGGTCTGCTAGAGTTTTTTCGGTCCAGTTTTGATCTCCTTCCCAATCACTTTCTTTCTGAAAAGAAACTCTAGCTGCATTTACAACAGTCAGATCGCTACCCATGTGATCCACATAGTCGACATAACCACGATTAAGAACTTCTATTCTGTTTATCATGGATTAATTGTCACTGCGTAATCTAATGCTCGCTTAAAAACGTCAGGATAAACTTCTCGAATATATTCTATAAAGTTCGAAGTAAACATAAGATATGCGTCCTCGAATTGTTCTATTTCTTCTGGTGTCATATTTTTAAAATCTTCATTCATAATTTTCTCCATTCATTTAAATTCAACATAGCAGATAATCCGGAATGGGTGTTACTTCGTATTGTATCACACACATCAATTCCTTGCAAGACCATGTCATTAACATCTTTAAGCTTGTTTTGTTTGGGCCAAATACAAACTCGTTTTCCGTCTCTAATAAGTTTTTCTAAAATTCGAACTATTTCCTTGTTTCTGGGTTCGTTGTCTAGAACATATACTGCATCCACTATATCAAATCTAGACTCCATTTCACGAAAGTTACTGGATCCAAGACATCCTACTGCATTGTCTAGAAACATACTGTCTATTGGTCCTTCCACCACTGTAACAGTTTTGTTTCTATCTATTCTGTCTATACCGTAACAAAGAGGATCTTCTGTTATTCGTATAGTGATATATTTGGTCTCGTTTCTGGATCCTTCTAATATTCTTCCTTGAATTCCTTGTAACTTGCCTGATTCATCCATTATCGGAATAACTAATCTGGGTTCCTCAAATAGATCGTATTTGGAATTGATTTCTTTGGCCAACTTAGCAAAATTTTCTGCGTAACCAAACCGATGATAGTAACAATCTAATTTTCTAGATTGAAGATATTTTTTACAGATATGATCGTCTGGTAAGTCGGAAACAGGTATATAAGAATACTGTTTTGGAATACTTGCTGGTTCTGGGTACAACTCTTTGGTTGTTGGTTTGATATAATTTGATTTATTATTTTCTCCTTTGGCGTATCGTTCCAGTGCGTATTGACGACACAGAGTTGGTGCCATTCGTTCTAAAAAATTATAAACATTTAGTCCAGCACCACAATTGTGACATTTAAAAAAGAAATCATTATTCTTTTTAAAGAAATATCCTCGAGCTTTTGTTTTGCTTTTTGTGGAATCGCCACAAATAGGACATCTGCAATTTGCCAGTTTAGTAGATTTCCACTTGAATTTTTTTAAAAGTGGAGAAACTAAATTTATATATTTAACATCAATATACGAACACATTAAAAATTCCAGGCAGAGGCATTAGGAACACGTTTAGGAATCAGATCTATCTTTTCTGTAGAAATAGGAACAGTTTGTTGTTCTCGTTTAACATCAAATAATTTCATCTTTGAACGATTAATTCCGACCAAAAACTTTCTGTTTACAACTGTGTCGTTGTATCGATTCTTTAACTGCTTGATTAGAATCTGATTCATTTCATCTAATTCGTCATTGGATATCATAGCAAACATGAAGTCTGCAGTTGCAGGAAGTCCAAACGATTCAGATGTGTCTTCTAGACCTATATCACTGTTTTGATATCCTGTTCTGTTAACTTGAGTGGCACTAAACACAGGAACATTATACTCGACAGCAAGTCCTCTGAGTTCTTCTGCAATCGACTTGACATAAGTATACGAATTGGTATTGTTTGCATTTTTGAGTCGAGAAGAAGAACAAATATTTAAGTAATCAATGAATATAATACTGGGTTTGAATCGTTTCTTGAGCCAAAGTTCGTCTAACAAGAATCTGAAATGATTTGCATTTGCTGTTGCTGTCGGATACTCTTTAATAATAAGTTTACCGGTGACTACTTCTGATATACTTTCGATTCGTTTATCGTACATAGTTTTAGGTAATTTCTTTAAATCATCCATTGTGATATCTAACAGATTAGCATCTATTCGTTCTGCAATTCGTTCTTCTGCCATTTCACAAGTGATGTACAGTACATTCTGATTTTGTTTTAAACAATTTGCAGCGTGATGACAAAGAAATAAAGATTTACCTACACCTGTTCCTGCCATTACTATATTCAAAGTTTTAGCAGGAGTTCCTCCGTTTGTAATCAGATTAAAATACTCTAGATCAAATCCAGTTTTTTGTTCTACTGTATGATAAAAATTATATCGTTCTTCTGCGTCTTCGATATAATCGTGACCAATATGACTGTCAAAAGATACTGCAAGTGCCTTGGAAAGGATATCAGGTATTGCACCAGAATCAGATTTTCCTTTTCCGTCAATAATATTGATCGATTCCATTATGGCATTGTAGACTGCACTGTCTTTACAAAACTTTTCTGTTTCGTCCATAAGCCAACTGAAATCTACATCTGCAACAGGTCGATACGCGTCTTCTATGAGTTGACCAATAGTAGTAACTTCTTCTTCTGATATTCCTTCCAACTTATCCAACATAATACCTAATACTTCTTTAGTAGGAAGATTATTGTATTTTGTTATAAAATCAGAAATCAATTCAAAAAAGAATTTATCTGTTCTGGATTTAAAGTATTCTGACTTTAAAAACGGAACAACTTTTCTGGAATAAGATTCGTTCTTTACAAGATTTGAAAATATTACCGATTTAATTTCTTGCATTTCGTATCCTGTGCATCAATCTGAACCGCCGTATTTAAACACCTTTCCTGCTGCCTCATCTAGTTGTTTTAGAATCTCTGGGGTAAAATACTTTTCTGGATTATCGTTAATTTGTTTTTCGAATACTCGTTCTCCATTAGGTAATTCTATTTTAGTGCTGTTCTTTTTGAATAATCCTTGTTCCAGTGCCAGATCAGTCAAACCGTAATACAGGTCTAGTCCAGTATCGTAATTTAATCTGACATCTACCATCTTATTTTCTTTGGTAAGTCTTCCTTTATACAGTTTACAATGAATGATATTTCCTACCACATCACCGTCTGCGTTTTTGTCTTTTTTCTTGGACAAATACACAATAGTAGACGCAGCATATTTAAGTCCTGTTCCGCCTCCCATTTCTTTTGTTGGAACATATGACCCAATAACATCATAAGTATGGTTTGTCATTATTAACGGAATCTTTGCCTGACCCAGTTTAAGAGTTAAAACACGGAAAGTAGATTTTACCACTTGTGCTCGAGTCATGTCTCGAGTGGACTTTCCTTCTGCAGTATCAGCAACTTCTTTTTCGGTAGACAACATACCAAGAGAATCCAGTACAACCATAATAGGCTTACGTTCTGCTTCAGGTTGTTCCAAATAACGATCAATAATAGAAATTAATTGACGACGAAATTCTTCTACAGTAGAAACGGGAAATACTGCAACTCGAGTAGGATCCACTCCTCGTTTTACAAACATATCAGATGTAACTGCCTGTTCTGTATCAAAATACAAAACAACTGCATCTTTGTTGTCTTTCAAAAACTTACAAACAATACCAACAGAAAAATAAGTTTTACCTGTACTAGACTCTCCTGCAAGTGCCAGGATTTTATTGTTTGCGATTCCACCGTGAATAGAACCAGATAACAATGCGTTTAAAATATAACTTCCTGTATCTAAAAATCCGTCCACGTCACTTCCGTCAATTCCGTCTTCCACGACAGATGCGTATTTATTTCCTGAATTTTTGATTATGTCTTTAAGATAATTACTCATATTTTCCTTTCAATTAAACAGACTTTCTAAAGTATTTTGTTTTTCTGTGTTCCACCCTATTGTTTTCAATATACCAACCAACGGATCTATAAAAGACTTTTCGAATTGTGCAGTATAGTTCACATACTCGTTCAAGTCAAATTCTTTTGGTATTACTGTAGAAAAGCTTAACACATGATCTTCTCCTCGAGCACCACCAAACGGATTAGGTATTTTCAAATAAACAAATTTAATTTTGTCTCCGTCTGAAATAGGCTTGTATTTTTTACCCAATTTCATTTGATGAATATTCCAATTGTAAATAAGGGCACCTTTAACTGCTATCGGAGTGTTCTTTTTATATATGGATATGCCGTCACTGTATTCAGAAATTCCGTTTACTGATCGGGGAAAGGCTATTTGTTCTGGAGTAAACGTCATGAATTTTGTTTTAAACTCTTGAATATGATCAATCAAATCTTGTTCTGTCTTATTCATAATAATATGAATACAAGACTTAAGTTCTTCTCTGATTATTTCTGGAGTAGAACTTCGTGTAGTTTCGATTCCCATAATTTTAAGTTTGGGTTCAGTATAACGAATTCCTTCTGAGTCCCAGACATTAAGAATATATCGTTTCTTTGCAGTCCATAGGCCTTTGTTTGCAATAACTTCACGACTCATAAACATCATGTTTTGTTTTGCATTCATGAGTTTTGCCAGTCGAGAAAATTCTTTGGCGATAAACGGTTCGATTATTTTTTCTGAAAATTTATTTAAGAAATCTACACCTGCAGCAGTATCTGTATTGTCTTTCAGAGCCTGTTTAACTGCAGGTGCCAATCGAAGATACACAGAATCTGTATCGCTTGCAATTACATAATCTACTTCATTGGTCTTGAATAGTTTATTTAGATATCTGTTTAACGATTTTCCGATCCATTGAATACTCAATTGACCTGAAAGAGTAATTGCCTCTGCCAGTTCCACATCGAAAAATCGGAAATATTCGTTCCCTATTGCGCCGTAAGCAGAGTTCAATTGAATCTTCTTGACCATTTGAAAATTCTTAAATTTAGATATATCGTATTCTATTTTTTTTCTGTCCTCGGAATCTGTATTTCCTAGTTTCTCTAGTTTTATTTGACTGGCCAACATGAGATTTTTGTATTTCTTTCGATCCTCGTACATAGATTCCATGAGATCTGCCAGAAATCCTGTTTGATCTTTATTGAAAGCAACACCGTTTGCAGCGAATGTTACATCTTCTTCCTGTGCCTGCTTTGTTTCAGGTAAAACGTCTTCGGACTCATTGTACGTTAATATGCGATCAGGATTTATTTTATTTCTTCGCCAGAGTTTACTGTGTAACTTAGTTTCTGGCGAAATATTGAATTGCATAATAATATGTGGATACAGAGAATTTAAGTCAAAACTTACTACCCAATCGTGCATTCCTACAAGAGGATCTTTAACATACGCTCCTGCATATTGTTCTTCTTTTTTCACTCCTTTTTTAGGAGGAACAACTATTTTCTTACGAATAAGATAATTGTATATGATAACATCCCAGGTTTTAACTTGACTGAATACATCAGTAAAATTTACTCCAGCACTATAGGCAAGTGCAACAGCAAGTTCCAGTAGTTTGAGTTTTGATTCTAATTTGAATACTAGTTCAACGTCTTGAATATTATATTGAACAAACTTTTGAAAGTTTTTCTTATAGAATTCTGAAATACTTTCGTATTCGTCGTAACTAGTTTTAGTTTCATTCAGTTCGATTCTGGCAATATTATTTAACGAATAAGACTCTCTGGTAACATAAGTAAACTTTTGATACAACTCCATGTAGTCTACAATAGAAATTCCCACAATATCGTACACTAGATGATCTTTATTTTTATAATTGACCGTTTTTTGTTTAATAGTTTTCCAAGGAGAAATTCGTTTAAAATCTTTTGCAGATAGAATTTCTTTGATTCTATTCAACAAATACGGAATATCAAAAAACTTTACATTCCATCCAGTGATAATATCAGGAGGTTCTGCTGAGACATAATCTAAAAATGCTGTCAACATTTCTGCCTCATCGTCGTACGAGAATACTTGTACGGATTGATCAATATGTGTGTATTGACCAAGACAGAAAACTACATTTTTTTGTTTGTTTGTTTTTATTCCGATACAAATAACGGATTCCGTTGGCATTTCAATTGACGGAAATCCTTCTTCGCATGTAGTTTCGATATCGATATACATGATATCCAAATCGTCAAACTTGTAATCTGCAATATCAGAATATTGTTGACTTATAAATTGGTACTCAAATCCGATTGCACCGTGAATTCTGAAATTGTCTATTCCAGTATGAGATCGAATAAATTCTCTGTAATCAGAATTATCTGCAAATTCTAATCTGGATACTGGTTTGCCGTCTATAGTTTTATATTCGGATGATTTATCGGATTCAATCCAAACAGACGGTTTGAATTGTATTGTTTTTTGTACAGACTTTCCGTTCTCTCGTTCTCGTAACAGAATTTTATCGTACGCACTGTGAACATTTGTATAGAATTTACTCATTAGTTTTTTTAGACTTTATATAGGCAGAAAACAGTATGCAATAGTTAACAATATCTAATATTGCGTCTTCGTATCCTTCGTTAGTAACCATTAGTTTACCGTCTGCTGCAAATGTACTCAAGCGAGAAAGTTTATCTGTCATTCTGACTAAGAAACCTGTTTCAGTGGAACATATTCCCATGGCCTCACATCTTTCGAAATTTGCAAATGGAGTAGTTCCAGACTTTCCTGCGTAGTCGTTATTTTTCATACGCATAATATTGAGTGCCTGATCCGTGATCTTTTTATGATGTTCAAATAATTCTTCTCGGTTCATTGTATTCCTTTCAAACAAATAAATTTTCTAACGTGGGTAAATGAAATTTTGCTTCTATATCTTTCGAAAAACACCAAACGTTTTCAATGAAAATAGTAGACAGGTGTTGTCTTAAAACCATAGTGTCTAGTTTCTTGGGTCGTTGTTTAATTCGCATTCCTACTTGACCAATAAATCGACAATCTGATTTAGTTTTCATGTAATCTACTAAATCATCACATGCTCGATATCTTTTATTTCGAACCTGTGGATCCATAATATTAATACAAACAAATCCACCGCTTCGGGTTCTTTGCCATACCCGATCCATCATGGGAAAATAAAAACCTGTTTTCCAATTTTCGTATTCTGCGTATCTGCTCCAAGACTGATCTTCTTGGTTCGGACCGCCCTTGTTGTATTGTTCTGTTGAAAAATATGGAGGACTAGTAAAAGTGCAATCAAATTCTACTTTAGGCCATTCCATGTCTTCTGCAGGTTTTCTAAAAATAACAACTAATTTCTTTCCTCGACACTCAAACCAGTCAGGACCCTCGGTTATTTTAGGATCTGTACCTAAAAGCCTTTCGTATTCCCAGCATTGCGTTTTATAGGTCTCAAATGTGGCAGGATTCGGATCACATCCGTAGTAGGCCTCGGTCATTGGCGTCGCGTAGAACCCCGCCAAACGGTCGCCCCATCCACAGGAGGTGTCGCAGACGATCTTTGCGCGAGTAAGGTCGTAAAACGTCTTGGCGACGTTGGGCTTGAACTGTGTGGCAACGTATGCCCCTAAACGAAACGATCCTCTATATTCAGTTAGGCCTATACTCTTGTTTCCTAGACGCCAGAACGTCCAATTCATTCGTTCTAATTCTTGTTGATTTTTCCAGATTTCCAGTGGACTACTAAATCCGTAAGATCCGCAGGCCATTCTGTTTTTTTGTTGAAAATAATTGCTTACTGGATTAAATTTATTGTGAAGATCTATAACAAGTTTTCCGTATTGAGAAAACGGATATTTGTAGTCTGAATATTTTTCTACTACATTTGAAAAATTTGTTAGTAAAAAATCAGAAGAATTCATTGTCTTTAGGGCCTGAAATCGTTCTTCCATCATTTCTTTTGAAATATTAATGAACGGAAATTCAGGTCGATGAGTAACAATGTATCGGGCAAATTCTGTTTTAATTTGAGCCTTCGTCCACAGACGATTCATTTCTGCCCAAACGTTTTC